GCTACCGCGACTTCAGCCGCCGTTGCGAGGCGGCCTTTGCGGGTGGTTCGCTGCAACTTGGTCTGCTCATCGACGATTTCGAGGAGGGGGCGTGAAATGCTGGGTCTGCAAACGACAGGCCCGTGGATTCGGGCACAACGACGGTCGCCACAAAACCGGCGACCCACGGCGCTACCCAGTCGATTGGGTGTTCTGCTCGCGCCGTTGCCAGGATGCGTTTCACGCGCTGTATGGCAACTGGCTGCGCGCCAAGGAAGGTCATCGGTATCAAGGGGGTCGCCATGATCGATCCCTCTGATGTCGAACTGGCAGCGATGAAGAAATGCCTCCGGTCATTCGGCGAAGTGGCAGGCGAGATCGGCTTTTCCAAACCGCTGGGCGACTACTCCGAAGCGGAGGCGCTGCGGGTGATCGATGCCATCGTCACTTGTTACACGGAGGCAATGGTCGCGCACCACGAGGAAACCAAGTTTCCACCGGTGCGCGGAATGGCTCCGATACCTGATCCGATGGCCAGCCCCTTCGCCGACCTGGAGGATGACCTGCCGTGGGAGACGAAGCCATGATCGACTTCAACTCCTCATCGAGCATTTCCGGCCAAGTCACCGCGCTGGTCGACGTCGGGATGCAGCAGGCTCGCGCCCGCCAGACGGAACGCCAGTACCTCGGGGCTTCGCGTCTCGGCGTGGCCTGCGAGCGGGCACTGCAGTTCGAGTATGCCAAGGCACCCGTCGACCACGGGCGTGAAATCCCAGGACGGATGCTGCGCATCTTTGAGCGCGGCCACGTCATGGAGGACTGCATGGTCGTGTGGTTGAGGGATGCAGGGTTCGACCTGCGCACCCGCAAGGCCGACGGCGAGCAGTTCGGTTTCGCGGTGGCTGACGACCGCCTTCAGGGCCACATCGACGGCGTCATTGTCGGTGGCCCGGAGGGCTTCGCCTATCCCGCGCTATGGGAATGCAAATGCCTCGGCAACAAGTCGTGGAGCGACCTGGAGAAGAAGGGACTGACGATCTCCAAGCCCATCTACGCCGCGCAAGTGGCGATCTACCAAGCCTATCTCGAACTGCACGAGCACCCGGCGATTTTCACGGCGCTCAACGCCGACACGATGGAGATCTACACCGAGCTCGTGCCCTTTGACGCAGCCCTAGCCCAGCGCATGTCGGATCGGGCGGTGAAGGTCATCACGGCAACCGAGGCAGGAGAACTCCTGCCGCGCGCCTTCAATGACCCGACCCACTTCGAATGCCGAATGTGCGCCTGGCAAGACCGCTGCTGGAGGATTCAATCATGACTGAAAACACGACTTCCGAAAACGGCATCGAACCGATGATCGATGCCAAGCAGGCGGCCGCTGCACTACGCCTGCCGTATTACTGGTTCGCCGATCACGCGATGCGCACCAAGTACCGGATTCCGCACTACCTGATGGGCGGCCTGGTGCGCTATCGCCTTTCTGAGCTCTCGGCTTGGGCCGCGCGCAGCGCAGCCGTCCAAGATCGGGATGCCCAAGATACCGCCGCACCTGTCGAGGAGGCCGAATGATCGACTTCAACGACACAAACCAAACAACAGAACAAAGCCGAGAGTCAGACCGCGACGAGCTTCGAGTCGAACTGCTCGCACGCCTCGAGTCGGTGCTGACCACGATGTTCCCGGCAGGGAAGAAGCGCAAGGGCAATTTCCTGATTGGCGATGTGCTGGGCAGCCCCGGCGACAGCCTCGAGGTTGTTCTCGACGGCGAGAAGGCGGGGTTGTGGACGGATCGTGCCACAGGTGACGGTGGCGACATCTTCGCGTTGATTGCTGCCTGCATTGGGGCCGACGTCCACGCTGACTTTTCCCGCGTGCTCGACGAGGCAGCCGATCTGCTCGGTCGTTCGCGTTCGGTGCCAGCGCGCAAAGCAAAAAAGGAAGTTCCGGTCGACGAGCTTGGCCCCGCCACGGCTAAGTGGGATTACCACGATGCAGCCGGCAAGCTGATCGCGGTGGTCTACCGCTACGATCCGCCCGGGCGCAAGAAGGAGTTTCGTCCGTGGGATGCCAAGCGGCGAAAGATGGCACCGCCTGAGCCACGCCCGCTCTACAACCAGCCTGGGATGAAGGATGCCACGCAGGTCGTGCTGGTAGAGGGAGAGAAATGCGCGCAGGCGCTGATCGACACGGGCGTCGTCGCCACTACGGCGATGCACGGTGCGAACGCGCCGGTGGAGAAAACTGACTGGTCGCCCCTGGCCGGCAAGTCAGTGTTGATCTGGCCAGACCGCGACAAGCCCGGCTGGGAGTACGCCACGCAGGCGTCACAGGCCATCCTGTCGGTCGGAGCCAAATCCTGCTACATCCTGTATCCGCCCGAGGAGGCCGCCGAAGGATGGGACGCGGCAGACGCCATCACCGAGGGCTTCGACGTCGCGGCCTTTCTCGCTCATGGCCCGCGTCTGCAGATGCATGACATCACCGTCGATGCCGAACCAGTGGCCAGCAGTGACGAATCTGTATGGGGCACGGAGGATGCGCTGGCGCTGGCCTTCACCCGACGCTACCACCGCGACTGGCGCTATGTTGCCGCGTGGGGTCGCTGGTTGGTGTGGGACGGCAATCGCTGGCGTACCGAGGACACGCTGGCAGCCACCGATCTGATCCGTAGCGTTTGCCGGCATGCCGCCGTGCGCGCTGTCAATCCAAAAGTGGCCGCCAAGCTCGCCAGCTCAAGCACGGTCGGTGGTGTGGAACGGCTGGCGCGGGCGGATCGCCGGCACGCCGCCACCACCGATGAGTGGGACGCCGATCCCTGGTTGCTCAACACCCCGGGTGGCGTCATCGATCTAAAGACCGGCAGGCAACGCCCGCACGAACGCGCTGACCGCATCACCAAGATCACCACGGCGACACCTGGGGGCGATTGTCCGACTTGGCGGCAGTTTCTCGATGAGGTGACTGGTGGTGACAAGGAGCTGCAGGCCTATCTGCAACGAGTGGTTGGCTACGCGCTCACTGGCTCCACCCGGGAACACGCGCTGTTCTTTCTGTATGGCACGGGTGCGAATGGCAAATCGGTGTTCGTGAACACGCTGGCCACGATTCTTGGCGACTACGCGACCAACGCACCGATGGATACCTTCATGGAAACGCGCACCGACCGGCATCCGACCGATATGGCCGGACTGCGCGGTGCGCGCTTCGTGGCAGCCATCGAAACCGAGCAGGGGCGACGCTGGGCCGAATCGAAGGTCAAGAACCTGACCGGTGGTGACAAGATTTCTGCGCGCTTCATGCGTCAGGACTTCTTCGAGTTCTTCCCGCAGTTCAAGTTGTTCGTGGCGGGCAACCACAAGCCGGCCATTCGCAACATTGACGAGGCGATGAAACGGCGACTGCACTTGATCCCGTTCACGATCACTGTGCCGCCGGAGCGGCGCGACAAGCATCTCCAGCAGAAATTGCTGGCCGAGCGTGACGGCATTTTGGCGTGGGCGGTGCAGGGCTGCCTCGACTGGCAGCGCCTTGGGCGGCTCGATCCACCGCAGCAAGTGGTGGATGCCACCGAGGAGTATTTCGAGGCCGAGGATGCGCTGGGACGCTGGCTGGAAGAGCGTTGCGTGCGCGAGCCCAACGCCAAGTCGCTGACCGCCGAATTGTTCAACGACTGGAAGCAGTGGGCAGAGGCAGCAGGCGAGTTCATTGGATCGCAGAGGCGGTTTTCCGACCTGCTTATCACGCGCGGCATTGAGAAATGGCGCAACAGCGTGGGGGTACGGGGATTTCAGGGGATCGGTCTCAAGAACCCGCCCGCACCCGCCTACACCCCTTATGCCGACAACTGACGCCCATGAAAACCATCCGTCTGACGCAGCCGACGCTGTTCATCGTAACTCTCTATACGCGTGCGTGCGCGCGCCTCACGGAGTGTTTCGACAAACCGTGTCGGCTGCGTCAGACAGAGAGCAATAAAGGACTGAACACATGAACACCACAATCTTGGCCCTCGATCTGGGCACAAACACTGGCTGGGCTCTGCACCACCTCGACGGCAGCACCATCAGCGGCACGGAATGCTTCAAACCGCAGCGATTCGAGGGCGGCGGGATGCGCTTCCTTCGATTCAAGCGCTGGCTCAACGAACTGCTGGCGGCGAGCCAGTCCATCAACGCCGTGTACTTCGAAGAGGTACGTCGACACGCAGGCGTAGATGCCGCACACGCCTACGGTGGTTTCATGGGCCACCTCACCGCCTGGTGCGAACACCAGAACATTCCGTACCAGGGCGTGCCGGTCGGCACGATCAAGAAGCACGCCACCGGCAAAGGCAATGCCGGCAAGGACGAAATGATCATCGCCGCCAAGTCACGGGGTCACAATCCCAAGGACGACAACGAAGCCGATGCCCTGGCATTGCTGCACTGGGCCATCGAGACGCAGGAGGTGTGACGTGAAGATCCCGACACATCAATACCGTTGTCCACTCGGTCGCCTGCAGCCTCAGTCCACTGACCTGGAAACCATCAAGCAAACCGGCTGGCGCGACCAGCAGATCCTCGTGGTGTCAGAGCAGGATGCCAGGCTCGATTTCGTCGAGCGTGAATTCGTGCGACGGATTGGAGAACGTCTGTACGGAGGGAAGCGTCATGGCTGATTGGACGGTTGACGACGTGGCGGCACGGTTTGCCGAGGCTGCCGAGACGGGGCGTCGGCTGCCTCCGGTCAGGGTGCAGGGCTACTTCAGCGTTTGGCCCGCCTTTGTGCGCAAGGAGTGGGAGGGGTTCGCTGACAGGGACTACCAGTACCGGCCACTTCCCCCAACACCAGAGGCCATTGACCGAATGCTGGAAGCGATGCGTTGGGTGCAATGGCTTGAGGAGGAGCAACGCCATCTGATCTGGATGAGAGCCAAGCAGCGCGAGTGGAAGGACATCTGTCGGCGCTTCGGTTGTGACCGCACGACGGCGTGGCGGCGCTGGCAACGGGCACTGGAGTGCGTGGCAACGAAGCTCAATGCAGAACGTGTTCCGATGGCTTCCAAAAATTTAGGCAATTTAGGGTAATGCTTGCCGCGCTTGTCCTCGCATTGCCCTGTTTGTCCGTTCCGAGGCTCACGAGGGGTGCAACACAACAGCCCGGTTGGGGGTAGTATTTCAGCTATCTTCTGGACAGCGGCGCGGGCAGTGAAGGTCTCTCAAATAAAGAGGGGTCCTTCCTTCCCAAAATCCCATGCGGGGGGCGCGAGCGCGGCGCTTTTTTAGCGTCAGGGCGCGAACCAAGGTTCGCACGGTTCGCAGTTCGCACCCCGTCAGTTCGCACCAACCCCAAAAACCCGCCCACGGTTGTCGTCGGCGGGTTTTCTATTTTCAGGACACCATCTTTGAATACGCTCAACGTCGAGTACCGCAAGGTCGAGGAGCTGATTCCCTACGCCCGCAACCCGCGCACACATTCCGAGGCGCAAGTCACCAAGATCGCCGCCAGCATCGTCGAATATGGCTGGACGAACCCGGTCCTGGTTGATGGCGACAACGGCATCATCGCGGGCCATGGTCGTTTGGCTGCTGCACGCAAGCTGGGGCTGGATCAGGTGCCAGTGATCGAACTGGCCCATCTCACCACCGCGCAAAAGCGCGCCTTGGTCATCGCCGACAACCGGCTGGCGCTTGACGCTGGCTGGGATGAGGAGATGTTGGCGCTCGAACTGGCGGAGCTTTCCGAAGCGGGTTTCGAACTGGCGCTGACCGGCTTCGAGAACATCGAGATCGATGCGCTGCTGGCAGATGCCACGCCCACCGAAGCAGAACCTGCGGCGCAGGATGATGTAGACGCCGATGAACCCGATACGACCGATGACGTACCTGACACGCCAGTGGTGGCGGTGTCGCGCGAGGGAGATGTCTGGGCCATCGGCTCGCACCGGTTGATCTGTGGCGACGCCACCGACCCAGCCGTGGTCGCCACGCTGATGCAGGGTGACACCGCGCAGCTTTGCTTCACCTCGCCGCCGTATGGCAACCAGCGCGACTACACCTCCGGCGGCATTGCCGATTGGGATGTCCTGATGCGCGGTGTGTTCGCACATCTGCCGATGGCGGGCGACGGACAGGTGCTGGTCAATCTTGGGCTGATCCACCGCGACAACGAAGTCATCCCCTATTGGGACGGCTGGCTGTCCTGGATGCGTCAGCTAGGGTGGCGGCGCTTCGCGTGGTACGTCTGGGATCAGGGGCCAGGCATGCCCGGCGACTGGCAGGGCCGATTGGCTCCCAGCTTCGAGTTTGTTTTCCACTTCAATCGCAGCACCCGCAAACCCAACAAGATCGTGCCTTGCAAGCACGCAGGCCAGGAATCGCACCTGCGCGCTGACGGGTCGTCCACGGCGATGCGCGGTAAGGATGGCGAGGTCGGCGGCTGGACGCACAAGGGTCAACCGACGCAGGACACCCGAATCCCCGACTCAGTGATTCGCGTGATGCGCCACAAGGGCAAGATCGGTCAGGACATTGATCACCCCGCCGTCTTCCCGGTGGCGTTGCCGGAGTTCGCCATCGAGTCCTACACAGACGCCGGAGACATCGTGTTCGAGCCGTTCG